CTCATAAAAACCTTGCTCCCACTTTTCACCGATAGTCCATCCATACCATTCGTGACTTGGAACTTTGGGGGAGCCGTCTTTTTTCAACAAAAGAAGATGGCGCAACATGACCGTTGCCCTGTAAACCTTTGCAGCGCGACCTTCTGACCTGTACTCAGTCAATTCATCGGGACTAAATAGGTGCTTGTGGTCACGTACAAATTTATTCAATGACCTGAATTTGTAATGAACTTGGTTGTGAATCAACCACCAATCTTTTGCCCGTATGTTTGTTTCCGATGCTCCGTTTCCTGCATCAAGTCGATAAGCCTTGCCGGTCTTTACCTTCGACATCTTTTCCCTGTACTCAGGTTTTGAAAGTGCGTCCCTAACAGCCTTCAAATGGTTCTCTTTATGCGAGCCTGAAAAGCGCTTGCCTAAGTGAGAAACGCTCATTTGCAAACGAGATTCATCCGAATGTTTGATTCCTGCAAACGACATAACTCACTCCTTTGGTAAATCAAAAAACACAACGCCAAGCTCAGTAGCGGCCCATGCCTCTACCTGTTGGCAAAACTCGGAAATCTCAGCCTTGGTTAGCTTTGTGCTGCTCTTGCCGATGACTTGGCCGTTAGGCAGTTCGTCAAAGCCGATAAACATGCGCTTGAACTGTTCGTGCCATGTCTCAGCGCTGAACTGCTTGCCGTTTACGACTGCTTGCGCTGCGATCTGGGCTAGTACGCCTTGACCCCAGTAACGCCTGTTTTGCGGGTTGCTGCGCTTCTGGCCTTTGACGGACAGTTGCAAGCGCTTACCAGCCATCAGCGTTGCCTTGACTTCGGGCCATATGTTTTTCATCACAACACCGGCTTGCTGCGGGTTGAAAAGATCGAGGGTGATGTTCATACCTCCCCCTTCTTTCCCAGCCAATCCAGATAAGCAGAGCGGGGGCTAGAGCCTTTGCCGACATTCGGGCAGCCGCTAGAGCAGTTCCACGACTCGTAGCGGTGTCCGCAGTCGTACCAGCTATATGCGAGGTAAATGTGGGGTTTCATTCAGCCTTCTCCATTCCTGCCGTGACTTTTCCGTTACCCCCACCCATAACCCGCTCGGGTCGGCTTCCATCTGCGCTAGCTCCGCTTTGACGTACTCCACCCATGCGGGGTGTGTTGCAAGCTGTGCTAGCTGCTCGGCTCTTTGTTGCTTGTGCCATTCGATGCCCCTAAACATCCAAGTCGCCGGTTAACACCAGTGCTTGTGTGATCTGTGCAATCGTTGGGGTCTTGTCGCCGGCCTTGACGCGCTCAAGGATTGCTAGGGCTTGCATGTAGTTCATGCGGCCTCCCGATGCACAGGAATAGCCAGCACATCAACAACGTTGTTAAAAGTGATCTGAGGGCCACCAGCGCCACCCAATGCCAACACGCGCTTGGCTTGCTCGGGATTGCCAACCAACACGGGGCGCGGAGGTGGAAGGCCACGCTTCGCATAAAGCGCATCAGAGCCACGATCACCGGCAAGCTGGCGGGGATACTCGAACACTTCGCGGCCTACATAGGCTTTGTAGGCATTGCAGAAACGGTGCTGCAAGTAGCTGAGTTCGTTCAGGTCAGTTCGGCACATCTTTGTCCAGCCGCCACAATCCACAATCGCCGCATGAATCGCTGGTTCATCAAAGCAAACGTCCTGATAGGCACCCACGGAACCCATAGCGCCCAGCACCTTGCCCCATGCCAGCGCAGCCTTGTCGGTTGTGGTGCCCACCAGTAAACGCGCAATGTCCGCAACCTTGGGGGCGAATTGGCCGCGCTCTGCGTCTTTCACATGGGCATTGATAGCCTTGGCCACCTGCTCAAATTCGACGTTCTTGCAGGCATCAAGCCATACGTCCATCATGAACGGGCTGGCGTCTTTGCCGTAGTACGCCATCACATCGGACAGCAGTTGCACAAAGCGGGGTTCGTCAGATTGGTGCATTTTGGAAACCTCGTGATTTCAGGAATTGCTCGGCAACATCGCGGTTGCGTTGCTCAAGGGCTTGTTGTTTGTTCAGGGGGGTGGATTGCTTGCGTTCTTCAGGCTTAAGCCATGAGGCTTCCAGACCCTGCGAACCACGGAGACACCAGACCTTCAGAAACGCCTCCAGCGACATTCCCGCTTTGCCAGCTTCGTCTCGCGCTCCGTCAATCACGGTCGAGCTAACGGTGGCTTTCTTGGCTTTGCGGAGCTGGCACCAGTCGGCCCATGTCTGCTGCTCAACGTCATCCGGCTTGGCAATGGCTTCAGCTTTTTGTTTGGCAGGAACGGGCTGTGAGGGGGTGGAGTGCGTAGCGCTCTCTCCCTCTGTATTCACTTTCTTCTCTTCTCTTCTCTTCTCTTCTCTAGCTAACGGTTCGGTAACGGTTGAAGCGTTACCTTTTGCGTTGCTTTTGCTTTTTGCCACCCTTGAAGCTGTCAAAGCACGGTCTTTTGCGGTCTTTCCGTTGTGTGTTTCAAAGTTGGGGAGAGTCAGTCCACCGGAGTGAATGACCAACCAACCAGAATCAGCGATTGCTTGCGTTAGCCCAGTAACGCCAATCAAACGATCTAGTAACGCAGGAGTAACGCTCTTAGCGTTACCGTCAACGGTGTGCTGGTCGAACCAACGCCACACCTTGAGCAGCTTGCCGACTGTCAAATCTGGGTCATCCCAACCCATTGCGACAGTGATAGCCAACACCTCGGGCTTCTCTGGTGTGGTTACGTCAAACTTGAGCCAAGCCATTACCGAGGTGCCTTCTCGCTGTTGGTCTGATAGCTCTTAGTGCTGAAGCTCTGAGCGTTCACGCGCTTGGCGTCTTTCTTGATCTGCTCGGCAGACTTAGTGCGGCCTAGATCAATGCCTTTGGCGGGTGCTGTAAATGCGTTCATGGTTAAGCGGCCTTCTGTTGCAGCAAGGTTTCGAGAATCGTGAAATGGGCTTGTGCTGCCATCCACTGAGTAATCAGGCGGTTACCGCAAGCCACCTCAAACGCGTGGATGTGTTCGGCTGGCAAGCTGCGGCGGTTGGGTTCTTCGCTCAGGTAGTCGGTAACGTGGGAGGCGTAGCAGCCTGTTTCCTCTGCCAACTGAGCGCGAGTCATGCGGGTGCGTGGCTTGAGGTTCCAGCACATGCGGACGGCATCGCGGTATGTCTTGCAAGAGGCGACAACATCAGCAGTTACTAGGCGGGGGCCTTCGTACACCGTCAACATGGGGAGGGTTAGCTGGCTCATTGGGTCACCTCATAGAGAAAAATCATCGAATTCCCTGTTGGCGTACCAGCTGGAACAGGGGAAAAATGAAGGCACTCACAAACGAAAGTGCCTTTCATGTCAGACCTCGGAAACTTGTTTCTTGCTACGCTTTTTGGCGGCTTGCAGTCGAGCGTGAGCGGCTTGAACCCTGTCGGCAATGCGAGGGGTCAAAACGTCAGGCCACTTGTAAACAGCGTGGTAGCTGATGGCGATGGCTTCGGCTGCCGCAGTGACGGTGCCACCCAGAAGTTCAATTGCGTCTTGCTTTTTCATACGCATAGTTTAACCGAGGTTTAACTTAATTGAACAACGTTTCAAAAATATTTTGCTATGGTTGCTTTATGGAAACGTATGCAGACAGACTCCGCCCCTTGATGGACGAACAAAAGATGGACAAGCAGGCGCTGGCCGACGCGCTTGGCGTCAGCTATCAGAGCGTGAGAAAGGTGCTGGAGCTTGGAGGCTCTTTCGGTTCCAAGAACAATCTAAGAGCCGCAGAGCTTTTCGGTGTCAGTCCCACTTGGTTGGCTAGTGGGGAGGGGGAAAAGATGGATAAGCGCAACCCACCCATGCAGGCGGCTAACGACCCGCCGATTTACTCAGCATTTGCTGATTCGCTGGCTGATCTTTTTGACAAACTACCAAAAGACGATCAAGTTCTTCGGTCAGATGTATATGCGCGGGCCTCCGACGTGATTCGTCACGCGCTAGGCCGATTGCCAAGCGATCAGCCCACTCAAACGCCTCGGAGTAATCCAGAAACACCAACCGCAAAGCCCCAGAAGACGACAAGTCGGAGCAAATAGCCCGCACTGCTTCGTACTGCTCGGGGCTGCACACCACCGCGCCCGGTATCTTGCGGTTCATGAAGCGCGACCGCGCAGCTTCTGGCATAGATTTGAAGGCCAGCACAGCCCGATCTAGGCGCACAAGCATCACGCGCCCTTTGGCTGCCTCTTCCAGCGCCTTGCCTGTAAGCGCTTCTATGGCATCCTCGGTGAACGCCCCAAAGTAATCGACCTG